TATTTTAATAATTTAGTTGGAATAAGCAAGACCACCCATACCAGATAATATGCGGAGAACGTTATAGTTTACAGCATATATATTGATACCACTGTAATCGATGGCTTCGTCGCCTCCGTTTCTATCAGCATTTTTTTGCAGTCTACTAACAGTGTTAACCATAAGAGTCGCGGTATCAATACGAGACATATTGAGAGTGCCACTTGGTTGATGATCTTCTGGTTTAAGAGCAAAGGAGTATACGTTGATACCTGGATTGGCAGATACATTGGTATGATGTTGATAGGGTTGTACTAAATTGAAATAAGAACCTTTGCGCACCGCGAAACGGTCATTGCCATTTAATTGTAAAATCGCATCTTCGAATGGATTCTTGGACTTATTGTGAGGTACAATAGCGTTGCTATCTTTTACATCCATATCAGAATAATCATACCATCTGGCATTACGTGTTTTAGTAGCATTGGCCTTGGCAACCCATACTAATTCTTTGCATGGGTGGTTGAAGTTAAGTTTAACACGAGTGCTGCCAGTGCCGAGAGTTTCAGTACCGGTGAATTGTAATTGTTCAATTAAATATTCATGAGATAATTGAGCAAAACGTCTACGTTCATCGGTATCAAGGAAGATGTAATCTACCCATAATGATATATCTTTAAGTTCTGGGAAATTGGTAGCAGTAGCGCCAGTGGCACCAGCAGATGTTACAATGCAATTAGATTTTTGTTCAAATTCAATTTTAACTTTTACTTCATGATATTGAAGAGCAATTAATGGAAGAGCTAAACCAACATTGCGGCAGAACCAGAATTCAAGAGGTACATATAAAGTAGTAGTTGTCGAAGTACCAGATACACCAGTAGTGTCACTATATTCTGCACCTACCATTTTATTATAAGCATGGCGTTTTCCAACAGGTAAAGATAATTCGTTCCAAATATACATCCAATCCGAATAGTGTTTATCTATTTGTTGACCACCAATTTCAATAACAACAGATTTTAATAAACGAAGACCTAAGTAGTTAACATAGGTATCAGTACCCGCTGTCGTTGGAGGTACTTCTACTTGGAGGTACATGCGGTTGATTAAATCACCGTTACGGGATATTTGACAATTTACGGTGTTCCCATATCCTGGGTTTCCATTGAAGGTTTGTTGGATAGCTTCAATAGCGAAGTTAGTATGACGACGATATACAACTTTGAAAAAGGTAATTTGAGGATTACCGGTTAAATAAACATCCTGAGCACCATAAGCTACTAGTTGAAGAAGACCACCACCCATTTACGCTATATTCTTTATACTATAAGTGGAGAAAAAAATATAATTCACTACGCGAATATTTCTATTATAATACATATAAAACTAATTGTGATAATTTTATTATATATGATGTTCAAAGAAAAATCATCAAAAAAAAAGATAAATGTTGATACAAAAGAAACCTATACTCTTGATGCAATGCATAATAATATGATAAAAAAATTTCAACAAACGGATAAGGATTTACAATATCATAATACAATGTTAAATAAATATGAGCAAAGTTTAAATATAATATTTCACAAATTAAATAATGATAATAACGATAATGATACTATAAATTTATTATGGACAAGTAACGTTGATTTGCGCGAAAAAATCATAGAAACAAAAAATAAAATCAAAGAGCTTAATAATAATTATGATGAAATAGAATATTATAAAAATACTAGCTATATTTTATTCCAATATTATGATACCGTTGATAACCAATCTCATATTAATAATGCTCTTGTCACAAACACGAATATAATTAAGTCTTCGATAGATATGCCAATAAAACAAGGAAGAAAAATATATAAAAATGAAACAAAAAATAAAAAGTCTAACTATGTGCAGAACACTGTAAATGTATTAGAAGCTTTAAATAATGTATCAAATCAAGAACAAAGTAATATTAAAGATACTGATGATAATAGTAATATTAGTGATAGTGAAGATTTGGTTGATGATAAAAGTACTTTGGTTGATAAATATATGTCTATAATAAATAAAAAATATGTTAGAAATGTTGAAGATGATAACATAGAAATATGTAAGGATTGTAAAAGTAAGATGATTTGTTTACAACAAGATGCAATAATGATATGTAATATATGCGGATATCAAGAATTATTGTTAGTTGAGCAAAATAGACCTATACTTAAACAAAATACCAAGGATACTTCCCATTTTTGCTATAAGCGGATAAATCATTTTAGGGAATGGTGCAACCAAGTTCAGGGGAAAGAGAGCACTGATATTCCAGACGAAATATTTGAGAAGATTTTAGCGGAAATTAAAAAAGAAAAAATACTCGATCTTAAAGCAATTACATATTCTAAAATGCGCGATATTCTTAAAAGATTACGCATCAATAAGTATTATGAACATATTAATTATATTATAAATAGAATCAATGGTATCCCTACACCGCAATTTAGTCCGGAATTAGAAGAAAAATTATGTAATATGTTTAGAAATATACAAGCTCCTTTTTTGAAACATTGTCCAAAGGATAGAAAGAATTTCTTATCTTATAGCTATGTTCTCTATAAGTTTTTTCAAATATTAGGTCTTGATGAATATCTGAAATATTTTCCTCTTTTAAAAAGCAGAGAAAAATTGTATGTTCAAGACCAAATATGGAAGAAGATTTGCATTGATTTAAATTATGAAATTATACCATCACTCTAAAAACCAACGGGAAAACCAATCAAGCTAAAACCTGCACCTAGACCGACGCCTTGTCTAGCACTATTTGATATAATAGGGGATAACAAATCTAATATTGAAAAAGTACATGCGGCTGTTAATGCTAAAAGCCATATTTCATTCCATTCAAGTTTATTTTTAGGTAATATTAGCGCTATAAATGCTACAACCAAGCCTTCAAATAAATATTTCATTAATCGCGAACCCGCTTCCGAATAATCAAATTTATATTCCATTTTTCTACTTATTATTCTTATATTTTTTTTAAAAATATATAAGATTATAATTATATAAAATAGCATAAGAATATGGCGACAGTAACTGACAAAAAGATTGATCTTGTAGACCCAAGAGTTGAAGACCATTTGGATGAAGACAAACCTATTAGAGGACAAAAATATGTATTACTTTCATTTGTAAGTCCCGAAGATGTCATTATCAACAAGGAGGCTCTATTTTTTAGTAAATTCATGGAAAGTTTTTCTAATAATGTTAGGGAAATCTTTGATTCTATTAAGGAAAAATACCCTGATTCAAAAAATGTTATTGATAGTATTAGTGATAATCATAAATATATCTTTGATGCAAAAGAAATGGACGAGCAATATAAGTTCTTTAAATCCGTACACGGACCTGACCTTGAATCTAAATATCATGCCGACAATAAAGGTATTACATCTATTCGCGGTGTAAAAGTTCGCGGTTGCTTTGAAACTCTTGATGAGGCAAAAACACGAAGTGAGTTTTTAAAGAAATTAGGTGATAAATTTCATATTTATGTTGGTGAAGTTGGTTGTTGGTGTGCTTGGGCTCCTGATCCCGAGTTTATTAAAGATGTAGAATATTCCAATTCCCAACTTAATACTTTAATGAAGGAATATAAACAAAATATGGAAGATAAGGATACTGTCTTTGAATCTCGTAAAAATTCTATTGTCGCAGCATCATCTCTTGATAATAAGCAATCTCCAACAGATGCATTAAATGATGATATTACTGATAATACAAATGTTGAACTATCTAGCATCAAGGAAAGTATTGAAAATGTAGATGTATGGAGTCAACGCAAAGAAGAGGAAAAATAAATAATTAACCTATTTAGAGTTATCATTGGAATATGAAGGCAATTGCTATATTTATTTTATTTATAGGTTGCTTATTAATAATACAAGGATATTACAGTAATAAAAAAATATGTAAAAAAGATAAAGTTATTATTAAATATGTGCCAAGAAGTGTTTACGAAGAACAAATGAAACCCGCTGAAAGTTTACAAACTTTTTATAAAGGGATGTTTGATGATATTATATTGCCATCATAAAATATTTATTTTTATCCCTAATATTATTAAAAGGAAATATTAAGAAATATTAACAAAAATATAATTGATATAACTAATGCAAATAACGATATAGATACTAGATTATTAAAAGAAAATATTAAATTATATTTTGATAATAATTCCGATAAGGAAAACATTAGCAATAAAAAAAGAGAAAAATATTATGAAAACTATGAAAACAAAAGAGTTGAACAAAATATTAACTATGATAATTGGTTGCGTGAAAAAACTGACTTAATGGAAACTTTTAAATTAGACAAAACAAAAACTGCTTTACACAATTATTTAAAATTAAAACCACCTAAATATAATGATAAATTGAATTTATATTCGTATTTGGATATAATAATAGATGATGAAAAGGTTATTAATAAGCCAAAACAGCAAAATATACAGACTATAAAACCAAAGGTACTTCCAAGCAAAGCAGATAAATGCCCGGAATCTAAGAAAAAAGAATGTAAAGATAAGGGCAAAAAATGTAATCCTGATTCTGGTAGATGTATTAAAGATGATAAACCCGAAGATGATAAACCCGAAGATGATAAACCCGAAGATGATAAACCCGAAGATGATAAATGCACAGAAGCTAAGAAAAAAGAGTGTAAAGATAAAGGCAAAATATGCAACCCAGAATCTGGTAGATGTATTAAAGAACCTGTTGTTAAAACAACCGGTAAAAAAGTAGCACCAAAGGTAGCACCAAAGGTAGAACCAAAGGTAGCACCAAAGGTAGCACCAGTAGCACCAGTAGCACCAAAGGTAGAACCAGTAGAACCAAAGGTAGCACCAGTAGCACCAAAGGTAGAACCAGTAGCACCAGTCGTTAAATTAGATAAATGTTCGGAAGCTAAAAAGAAGGAATGTGAAATAAAAGGAAAAAAATGTAATCCCGATTCTGGTAGATGTATTAAGAAATAATATAAGAATATTAATAGATATGAAAGATATATTCTATATTAATTGGTATAGTTTTTTTATTGCATTTATATTTGGAATTATATATGTATATTTTATTACACAAAATGATAAATATGTAATGTTTGAAAATATAAATAATAATATATATATTGGTGAAAATAATGAATGTTACAAATATGATGTTATAAATATAAAATGTTTGGATGATAATAACTATCCTAT